CGCGGATGCTGCGCCGCATGGTCATGAACTCTCCGGCCTGGGCGAAGCGGTCGACGGTCCGCGGCAAGGGAAGGGTGGTGGTCCTCCGGTGAGCATGACTATTCCCGAGCTGCCTCTGCTGACGCTGTCGGATGACGAGGTGCAGTTGCTGACGGCGTTGCGGTCGGATCTGCTGACTCAGCGGTTCAAGCTGGAGCTGCTGGACGCCTACTTCAACGGCGAGCAGATTGTTCGGGACCTGGGCATCAGCATTCCCCCGCAGCTCAAGGGCCTACATACGGTGATCGGCTGGCCGCGGATCGGGGTGGAGTCGCTGGAGCAGCGCCTCGACTTGGAGGCGTTCCGTTGGGCGGACGGGTCTGACGCGACCGCCTTGGAGGAGATCGCTGAGGCGAACGACTGGTTCGACGAGGCGTCGCTGGCACACCTCGACGCGCTGACCTACGGCCGCGAGTACGTGGTGGCCGGCTCGGGCGAGGGCGACGACCCGCCGCTCATCACGTTCGAGTCGCCGCTGGATATGACCCTGTTCTGGGATGCCCGGCTACGGATGGTCCGGTCGGCGCTGCGGGAGTGTCAGGGTGACCGGCTGGATTACGGGCTGGCTCCGGAGGATCGGCTGGCGACGCTGTATCTGCCGGATCAGACGGTGTTCGCGGTGGAGGTCGACGGGGGCTGGGAGGTCATCGACCGGGACATACACAATCTGGGGATGCCGCCGGTGCTGAGGATGGCGAACCGGCAGCGCACCGCGGACCGGATCGGCCGCTCGGAGATCACGCCCGAGGTCATGTCGATCACGGATGCGGCCTGCCGCCGGCTGATGGGTATCGAGGTGCAGGCGGAGTTCTTCGGCGCCCCGCAGCGCTACATCCTCGGCGCGTCGGAGTCGGCGTTTCAGGACGCGGAGGGCAATGCCAAGTCGGCCTGGGAGACGTACATCGGCCGAGTGTTGGCGCTGGAGCGGGACGAGGACGGAAACGTGCCGACGGTGGGTGCGTTCGCCGCGCACGACCCGTCTGGCATGACGAAGATCATCGATTTGTATGCGCGGATCATGTCGTCGCAGCTGTCGGTGCCCCCGCACATGCTCGGATACACCAGCGACAACCCGGCGAGCGCGGACGCGATCCGTTCGGCCGAGGGCGCCCTGGTGAAGAAGGCGGAGCGGCGCATCCGCCGGTTCTCGGCGACGCATCGGGATGCCATGCGGCTCGCGCTGTGGTTCCGTGACGGTGAGCCGCCGCCGAAGGAGCAGCGCATCGAGTGCGTGTGGCGCAACCCGGCCACGCCGACGATTGCCGCGCAGACGGATGCCGCGGTGAAGATGGTGCAGGCGGGCATCCTGCCGGCCGACGGCGACGTCGTCCTGGAGATGGCGGGCCTGTCGGAGGACCAGCGGCGCCGTGTGGCCTCGGAGCGGCGCCGTAGCGTCGCCTCGGCGGCCGGCGGCCAGCTGATGGACCGACTGGCCGCGCTGAGCGAGACGCAAGCGCTGCCCGCTTCGGCGGAGGTGGCCGGTGGCGGCGACGGTCTCGGATAGCGGCGGCAGCGCCGACCGCTACCGCGCTGCCCAGCTCGGCCTCACGCGGCTTCTGGTTCGGGACGTGCGGGGCCTGAGGCGGCTGATTCTGCCGTCGCGGCTGCGCGAGTCGGTGCCGGACTGGCTCGCGGCCATGAATGCGGTGGTCGCCCAGTACTCGCGGACGTCTGCAGCGCTGGCGGCCGACTTCTACGACGGGCAGCGGGAGGCCGCCGACGTGCCGGGTCCATTCACGGTGCCGGTCGCTGATCCGCCGCCCGATGAACAGACGGAGGCATCGCTGCGATGGGCGACGAAGGACTTGTGGCCGCGGGATCCGGATGATCCTGCGACGACGGATGCGCAGCGCCAGCCGATGTTCGTTCGCCTGGATGCGGCTGAGGTGAAGGCCGAGCAGGTGGCACAGAAGCTGGTCGCCGATACGGGCCGCGGCACTGTCCAGGGGGCGGTGCGGCAGGACCGGCAGGCGACCGCGTGGGCGCGTTCCGCCGCGCGGGGTGCGTGTGCGTTCTGCAAGCTCCTGGCCTCCCGTGGGGCCGTCTTCAAGCGGGACACCGCGGATTTCCGGGCTCACGACGGCTGCCACTGCGGCGTGATCCCGGTGTTCAAAGGGCAGCGGTTCGAGCTGTCCGACCACGCGAAGGAGTGGGAGCGCATCTACCGCGAGTTCGCGGCGCCCCACCCGGGAGACCAGCTCCGCCTGTTTCGGCAGGCGCTGGCCGAGCACGACAGCAATCCGCTGCCCGGCTCGAACTGATAACCCACGGCTGCCCTGGAGGCGGCCTCTCTCAGCCCCTGGAGGGCGACTTCACCATGCCCGAGAACGAGGAGACCGAGCAGGTCGAGACCCAGCCGCAGGAGGCCGCCGCCCCGGAGGCGGAGCAGGCCAAGGCGGACCCGTGGGCGGACCCCGAGTCCGCTCGCAGGGAGATCGAGAAACTGCGCAAGGAGTCCGCCGGTTACCGGACGAAGGTCAGGGACCTGGAGCCCCTCGCCCGCAAGGCGAAGGAGTTGGAGGACGCGCAGAAGTCGGAGCAGGAGCGGCTCAGCGAGCAGCTCACGGCGACGCAGGAGCGCGTCAAGGCGACCCAGGCGCGCGCGGTGCGCTCGGAGGTGCGGGCTCTGGCTGCTGTGGAGTTCGCCGACCCGGACGATGCGCACGCGTTCCTCGACCTCGACGCTTTCGTCGGAGACGACGGTGAGATTGACGTCGATGGCATCCGTGAAAGCCTCGCCGACCTGCTCAAGCGCAAGCCGCATCTCGCGAAGCCTGCCGACAACTCCCCGCGGCGTCCGGCTCCGGACCGCACGCAGGGCTCCTCAGGCAACGGCAATCGAACCCCCAACAGCCCGGGCGACGTGTTCGCCGGGCTCATGCAGAAGGCCCTTGAGGGCCGCTGAGAGAGGTAGCCCCCGATGGCTCACACAAATCCGATCAAGACCTCCGACCTCAACTCCGTCTTCCTTCCGCCCGAACTCATCGGGCCGATCTTCACCAAGTCCGTGGAGCAGTCCGCTGTCATGGCACTGTCGAACCGGGTGCCGCTGTCCATGACGGCGAACACGGCGATCCCGGTGCCGCTCGACGTGCCGACGGCGGACTGGGTCGAGCAGGCTGGCCGCAAGCCGCTGGGAACCGGCGGCGTGGACGTCAAGACGATGAGCGGCAAGAAGATCGCCGTGCTCATCCCTGCAGCCATGGAGGTCGTGCGCTCCAACGCTGCTGGCCTGTGGACGCAGCTCGAGCGCGACCTCCCGACCGCGTTCGCCCGAGCCTTCGACCGGGCCACGATCCACGGCAAGACCATGAAGGGCGCTACGGGCCCGTTCGCCGACTACCTGGCCGCGACGACGAAGAGCGTCACCATCGGCGGAACGACGCAGTCGAACGGCGGCATCTGGGGCGACCTGGTGAAGGGGCAGAAGGAGATCATCGACGACGACTGGGACTACACCGGAACCGTCCTGGACTACAGGATGAAGCCCAGTCTCCTCGGCGCCACGGACACGACCGGGCGACCGATCCTGGTCGACACCACTCAGCCGGGTACAGGTGCAGCCCTGGCCGGCACGCTCATCGGCGAGCCGGTTGCCTACTCGCGCGCCGTGTCCGGCAAGCTCCGTCGCCAGTCCGGCACCATCGACACCGGCCTGCGCGGCATCGGAGGCGACTGGTCGCAGACCGCCTACGGCGTCGGCATGGACATCACCATCAAGGTCAGCAGCGAGGCGACGTACATCGACGAGGACGGCGGCGTCCACTCGGCGTTCCAGGAGAACCTGGTGCTCCTCCTGGCGGAGGCGTACTACGGGTTCGTCCTCGGCGACGAGGAGGCGTTCGTCAAGTACCTGGCGGCGGGCGGCAGCTCGTGACGTCGGGCGGGGATGGCGGCCGGGCGCCGATGCGGATTGTCGCCCGGCTGCACGGCTACCCGCCTCGCCACAACGCCGGCGCCGAGTGGATGGTCCACAGCATGCTGCGGGCTCTCGTTCAGCGTGGTCACGACGTGTCGGTGTGGCTGTCCCGCTACACCGAAGACCGTGCCGAGTACGACCTGGACGGGGTTCAGGTCGTGCCGCTGCAGTCGCGCCTCGACGTCGGCACCGCCATCAAGCGGGCCAGCGTGGTCGTCTCTCACCTGGAGAATGTTCCGTCGGCAGGCGCGCTGGCCCGTGGCTACGGCCGCCCGCTGGCAGTCATCTGCCACAACACGCACCTCCCGTCGTTCCGGCAGATGGCTGCTGGCGGGACGGCTCTCGCGGTCTACAACAGCGAGTGGATGCGAGCCGAGGCGGAACTGTTCTTCGCCGAGTACCCCAAGGGCGTCCGCCCCGGCCGGGACGTCATCGTTCGCCCGCCGGTCTTCGCCGACGAGTACCGGACGAAGCCCGGCAACAAGGTGACGCTCGTCAACCTGAACGCGGAGAAGGGTGGCGGCCTCTTCGAGAAGCTGGCCCGCCGCATGCCCGACGTCGAGTTCCTTGCGGTCGTCGGCGCCTACGGCGAGCAGATCATCCCCGATCTGCCCAACGTCGAGGTCATCGGCCACATGTGCGGCCACGAGATGCGGGACACGGTGTACAGCCGCACGAAGGTGCTGCTGATGCCGTCCTCGTATGAGTCGTGGGGCCGAGCCGGCGTGGAGGCACTCGCTTCGGGCATCCCAGTGATCGCCCACCCCACCCCGGGGCTGTGTGAGGCGCTGTCCGAGGCCGGGGTGTTCGTTGACCTGCACGACATCGACGGATACGAGACCGTGATCCGGAAGCTGCTGACCGACCGCGCCGAGTACCGGCTGGTGTCGAAGCGGGCGAAGGCGCGCTCGGCCGAGCTGGATCCAACGCCCGACCTGGCCGCCTGGTGCGATGCCGTGGAGGCCCTGGCCTGAGGAGGCGGCGATGGCGTTCGTAGCCCCGACGGCTGAGCAGCTAGGCCTCTACCTGGGCCTGGACGCGATCGACGGCGAGCGGGCTGATCTGCTGATCCAGCAGGCTGTAGCCCTGTGCCTGTCTGTGGTGAAGCCTCTGCCCGACGAAGCAACTGCGGTGGTCTTGTCTGTCGCCGGCAGGGCCTACGTCAATCCGCAGCAGGTGTCCTACGAGACGATCGGCCCGATGTCCGTGCAGCGGCCGTCCGGTTCGGGCGGCCTGTACCTGACGAAGGCCGACAAGGCCGCCCTCAAGTCACTGGCCGGCCGCGGAGGAGCGTTCACCGTGGACCCGACGCCGACTACAGCAGACCCGTCGCCGACCTATCCGGTGGACGATGCCTACGGTCCGCCGCTGGAGTATGAGCCGGGTTGGGGGTGGGTGTAGGTGCCCGCCCCGTACCCGTTCGGTGAGACGGTGCGGATCCTGCGCACTGGCACCTCGCCAGGCCGGGACGGCCGCGGCCAGCCGCTTCCCGGCACTGACGAATCGTTCGACGTGCAAGGCTGCGTGGTCACCCCGCGGGCGGAGTCGCCGCAAGTGGGCGGCCCGGACCAGCAGGGCCGGGACACGGTCATCATCGGGTGGACGGTCTACGCGCCCGCGGGAACAGCGCTGCGCACGACAGACAAGGCGCGGGTGCGCGGCGTCGTCTGCGAGATCACAGGGGAGCCCGGCGACTGGGGGCGTTCCCCGTTCACCGGCACCCGAGGCCCGATCCAGTTCGCCGCCGACCGCGTCACCGGCTGACAGAGGGGACGGTGTCGTGCCTGCCCGCTTCAAGATGAAACGCAAGGGCATCGGTCAGATGCTCCGGATGCCTTCCATGGAGGCGGAGATGCGGCGCCGCGCAGAGATCATCAAAGGCGTTGCCCAGGCCATCTCGCCGGTGGATGATCGCGGCCCCCATCCGGGGCGCTACAAGTCGTCGTGGGAGGTGGACAGCACCGCCCGCGGCGGCCGGCGTCGGGACCGAGCCGCTGCGACAGTCCGCAACACCGCCTACTACGCGCGCTGGGTGGAGTACGGCACCGAGAAGGTGCCCGCACACCATGTCCTGCTGCGCGCGGCGCAGACGGGCGGCCCGAACCAGTGACCGCGATCATCGACATCGAGGCGGAGCTCATCCCGCGCGCGCA